ACGCGAGCAGGCCGAGGTGACGCTCAATACTCTATGGGAACAGAAACACAAGCACAGGAGCGGGTTGCGTCGCAATGTATTGCGGTCGCTCGACGAGTTGACAGGAACGTTTTTCGGCAACCGTGTCGTCGACATATTCGACAACGGGGTGCGTCCGGTCTATCGTGTCGCGACTGCGCACGGTTATGTCATCAAGGCAACGATGAATCACCGCTTCATGGCAGACAGCGGCGAGTACCGGCGCCTGGAAGCCTTCAGCGTCGGTGACCTGATGGCCGTCAATGGTGCTGCGCAGCCACTGACGCGTGTCTGCCTTGATTGCGCAGTGCCCCTTGGCTGTCGGAAGTCCGCTGTCCGTTGTCGTTCGTGTTCGACGGCGCGCTGGAACAAGACACAGGCTGAATGGGCGTTAACCAATCGTGAAGCGAACCCGGTGACGGCGCGTGCCCGCAAGCTTGTACGCGCGCAACTGAAAGCCGCGTGTGAAACCTGTGGCTCTGCCAACCGGTTGCATTTGCACCACGTCGACAAGGACCCGTTCAATTGCAAGCCGGAAAACTTGATGACGTTGTGCGAACCGTGCCATAACGACTGGCACGCGCGGCATGACAGCTATGGAAAGAATCCATACCTGCACACCTTCGTCGACTACGATCGGATCACGAGCATCGAGTACGTTGGCGAAGAACGTGTTTTTGATCTGCAGATGACGGCGCCGAACCACAATTTCGTCGCGAATGGCTTCGTGAGTCATAACTCGGGTCCGATGGCCTGGGTTCACGCCGACAGGTTCGCTGATGGTGAGCATACACTGGAGATATTCCCGTGGAAGATCTGGCAATTGAAGTCGGACCCGACGCAAGGGGTGAACCCAGGTATCGGCTTCTTCCAGCCGGATGACAACAGTACCGGCTTGCTGCAGGTTTACAACCAGTGGGAGCAGAAGGCGGACGACGCCACCGGTATTCCGCGCTACACCTACGGCAACGAGAAGGTGGGCGGTGCCGGCACGACGGCCTCTGGCCTGGGCATGCTTCTGAACAGCGCGGCCAAGGGCCTGCGCCGCGCGATCAGCAACATCGATATCAACGTGATCGCACCCAACGTGCAGCAGGCATTCGTCAACGAGATGCTCTACAACCCGGACGAGTCGATCAAGGGTGATTGCACGATCTCCCCGCGCGGCGCGGCGGCGATCCTGATCAAGGAAGCTGCCCAGCAGCATCGCATCCAGTTCCTTGGCATGACGGCCAACCCGATCGACATGGGCATCATTGGCCAGCGGGGGCGCGCGGCATTGCTGCGCGAGACTGCCAGCGCGATGGAGCTGCCGGCCGACGACATCATCCCGACCGATGATGAACTGGAGAAGCAGGCGGCACAGCAGGCCCAGGCCGCCCAGGCGGCACAGCAGGCCCAGGTCCAGGCGGCGGCACAGGCCCAGGCGGCGCAGGCCCAGGGCGAGGTGCAGGTCATCCAGGCCAAGGAAGCGGCGATCGGACAGCGTGTGCAGCAGCAGGAGCAGACCCGCACCGCCGGCAAGATCGCCCAGGACACCGTGCAGGCGAGCCTGGGCGCCTCGGCCAAGCCAGAGGCATCGCTTGGCAAACAGGCCAGTCTGGCCGAGACTCTCAAGGACCGAAACCAAGGAAACTGACATGGCCAAGACACCTGACAAGCAAGGCAGCAAGTCACCCACGCCTGCCGGAAAGCCTGGGAAGGGGGACAAGCCATCGAAGGCGCCCAACCAGCCCCCGGTGCCTCCGTCGATGCCACCTGCGGCGCCCGGCAAGGGGTAAACGCCAGATGAGGCTGTCTTTCGAGCAGCTCCAGTCCCTCGCGAGGTTCTCGCGGGGGCCGGACTGGGCATTCCTGTCCCAGGTCATCGATGCGCTGGAGGCCGAGGTGCTCGTCGAGTTGCGCCAAGCCACCGGCGAGCGTGTTTACCGGGCCCAGGGAGCCGCGAAGATGCTTGCAGACTTCCGTGGGCACGTCGCAGGGGCCGCGAAGACCCTGGAACGTAATTCCGTGCTGCAGCAGCCAACCGTGTTCCGCATGTAACCACCATTTGAACCCCAAAGGACCGCATGGAAACCCCTGCTCCCCCCGATATGTCGCTGCCGCGCGCAGTGCGCGCCTATGTGGAGCGCATTCGCGCCAAGGTGGCGGCACGTGCGGACCAGTCCCAGCAGGCTCCGGGTGCCCAGGAGCCCCCAGGAGGCCCCCAGGAGGCCCCTCAGCGGCCTCAGGAGGCCCCTCAGCGGCCTCAGGAGGCCCCTCAGCGGCCTCAGGAGGCCCCTCAGCGGCCTCAGGAGGCCCCAGGTGTACCGGAAGTGCCGGAGAACCCGCATGGCCCACAGGCCGGGGAGCCGGCGGCGGCCCCCGAGGCGGCCACGGACCCCCGGCACGAGGACCCGAAGTACTGGGAAATGCGGTACCGGACCGAGGCTGGCACGCACAAGGCGTCCAAGCGCACGCACCAGGAGCAGATGGATGCCATGCAGGCGCAGCTGACGGACCTGCAGGAGCAGCTTCGGGTCACAAAGGCGAGCGTTCCGCTGCCGCCGGTGGACGTCGCGGAGTATTTCAGCCCTGAAGAGATCGAGAAGTATGGGCGCGAGCAGTGCGAGACGATGGCCAGGGTGGCCCGGCAGACGGCCGAGAAGCAGGCGGACGCGAAGGTCCGCGAAGCTGTCGAGCCCCTGAAGCAGCAGACCCAGGCATCGCAGACCCGGGCGCGGGAGAGCGCGCACGATCAGTTCTATGGCGAGTTGGCGAGGATCATTCCGAACTGGCGCGAGATCGATGCGATGCCGAAGTGGCTGGCCTGGCTGGAAGAGCCGGACCCCGAGACGGGGCTGCTCTATGGCGAGATCCTCGATCGGCATGCGAAGGCCCTGAACGCCCAGCAGGTGGCGAAAATCATGCAGAAGTGGCAGCGCAGCCAGGCGCACCCCGCCCCGCCCGTGGCGCCGAGCAGTTCCGCAGGGGCGCCGACGCTGGATACACAGCCGCCGAGCGAGGATGCGCTCCCCCAGGGGCTCACGCCGCTGCGCAGGGGCGAGGCCATGGAGTATTACAAGCGCGCGGCACTGAACAAGGTTTCTGACGAGGAAAGACGTGTCTTTGAAAGCAGATTGAGGCTAGGTCGACCTTAGTAATTTCGACCATTTTTAAAGGGGGCCTATCATGGGCGTACCACGTGTATCAGGTATCCCGGATTATGGTCCGAGCGGTACCATCAATTTCGACCCTGAAATTTATTCAGGCAAACTGGTCGAAAAGTTCTACAAGACAACCCTGTTTTCCGAGATTTCGTCCACAGACTATGAAGGTGAGATCGCTGGGTATGGCAGCCAGATACGGATTCGCACCATTCCGGATGTCACGGTATCCGATTATGTGATCGGTGCCGGGTTGACGCCGGAGTACCCAGCGAACAACTCCGTGGTGCTGGCGATCGACCGGGCCAAGTCGTTCGCGGTGGCCCTGTCCGTCGTCGACTCGCGTCAGTCGGACATCGACCTGGCGGACATCTTTGCCAACGACGGCAGCATTCAATTGCGCATCTCGGCTGACGTGGACATGCTGGAGACGATCCCGGCGCAGGTGGCGGCGGAAAACCAGGGCTCGGCGGCCGGGAACGACTCCGGGAACCTGAACCTCGGCAGCGCCGCGGCACCGCTTGCTGTCACTCCCGCGACAGTGGTCGATGTGATCACCGCGGCCGGCCAGGTGCTCGACGAGCAGAGCGTGTCTGATGAGGACCGCTGGATGGTCGTGCCGCCGTGGTTCACCCGCATGGTCAAGTCGAGCGACCTGAAGAATGCGGCGCTGGCCGGCGACAGTGTCTCGATCCTGCGCAACGGCAAGATCGGCTCGATCGACCGGTTTACGATATACCAGTCCCGCAGCCTGCTGTCGCAGAATACTCCGGGACCTGGATCGTATATCGTGTTCGGCCACAGTGCCGGGCTGACGTTCGCGAGCCAGATAGTTGAATGCCAGATCATCGATAATCCGTCAGACTTCGGATATATCATCCGCGGATTGATGGTTTTCGGCTTCAACGTCATCGAAGGAAAGTACGTTGGTGTCATCGTCGCGCGGCAAGCCTGATATCGGTTGAAAGGAGACAGTCATGAAAACGAGCAACCCATACAAAGCGAACCTTCCGGTCAAGACCCCGCCCGAAACGGTCAACGGTGAGATGGCGCAGGCCCGCGGCAAGATCAAGGCGCGGTACCCAAGCGCCCCGCAGACGCCAAGCCAGAACAGCAGCAAGACGGGTCAGCCGGACAAGACGTCGCACACGCTCCCCGGGAAGAACCTGGGGTCCTGACCCACCATGGTGCCCGGGAGGTCCCGGGCGCGGGTATGACATACCGGAGTAGCTGATGTTTACTGCGCAGCAGGAAAAGCGCACCGCGAACGGCAACAAGAAGAAGCAGGACTCGAAAGTCCCGTTTCTGATCAATACCCTCGACGCGCGGCTCATCCCCAACACGGTTGGAAATCGCCGGGTCCCGGACTATCGCCCCTATACCGGGGACGTCAATGCCGCGGTCGACGAGCGCATGAAGTGGCTCCATCTGGCCCAGCCGTATGCGCCGCGTCGTCATGTGGAAGCTCCCGAGGACTTCGACGTCGCGACGGCGAAGAAGGAAGAGCTGCTGACCTATGCCCGCGAGGAACTTGGCATGGCTGACGTGAACGAGGACACCGACGTTCGCACGCTGCGCAAGCAGGTCAAGGACCGCTATGAGGCGGCGTTCACCAAGCTGAGCTGATCTCGCGATGCTCGCCGCAGGCACCCTCGTCGACACGGTCTACAAGACCCTCCAGGACACGCGTCGCGTGACCTGGACCGAGGACGAGGTGCTGGCGTACCTGAACGAGGCCCTGCGCGCGACGGCCGGCGTGAAGTCGGACATGTACGTTGTGCAGGGGTTTGTCACACTCGTGGCCGGTGTCTCGCAGACGCTGCCGCGCGATGGCGTGGCGTTCATGGACATCACGCACAACCAGGGCACGGGACGCGTGGTGACGCAGGTCGACAAGGCGCTGCTGGAGGAGGCGAGCCGCTTCTGGCCGGGCGCCACGAGGCAGGCAGAGGTGGAGCACTACACCTTCGACCCGCGGTACCCGTTGCTGTACACCGTGTTCCCGCCCAATGACGGCACCGGCAGTGTGTTCCTGAAGTACGGCGCCG